AGACGCGCGCAGCGGCGACATGATCCGCTGGCCAATCGTCGAAGGATCGCTGACCAGCGTGCCCGCGAACCTGTACGCCACCGTCGCGGCACGTTCAGCACAGGAGCATTACGAGGCGGCGGGGTTGCCGGTGGATGACGCCATCCGCGCCGTTTGGTCGCAAGCCGATCAGGACAAACTGCCGAACTCCTCTTTCGCATACGTAGAGCCGAACGCCGGCGATGACAAATCGAAGCGCCACCTGCCCTATAAGGACGCCGATGGCAAGCCGGACGCTGCTCACGTTCGGGCAGGGCTTTCGCGCTTGGATCAGACCGATATTCCTGCCGCTGCCAAAGCGAGCGCGAAGAAGAAGCTCGAAGCCGCCGCGAAGGAATTGGGGATTGAGACAGCGAGCGCCACCAAGAGCGCAGACGTTGCCGCGATGCGCGCCGATCCAATGGGCGACGACGACGATGACGATGTCGGCACCGATGAGCGCAGTTTCGAGGATATCTGTAGCGACCTCGACGCCCTGCTCAATCCGATGTACTCCCCGGCCTACACGCGCCGTCTCGACACCTTCCCGACGCATGTCCTCGTGCAGCGGTACGAGTATGACAGCGGCATGGACGACGACTCTACCTACTGGGATATTCCCTACACCATCGGCGCGAACCTCGAACCCGTGCTCGGCACGCCGGTGCAGGTGGAGCACAAGGAGACCTATACGCCGGTGGCGCGTGCCGCCGAACTCCCCATTGGTTTCGATGCCCAACTGGTGATCCGCCACGTATCCACGTTCGCCGGTAGCACGGAAGACTACGGCGAGCGGCGCTTCAGGGAAGGCCGGATGCTCAGCGCGAGCAACCTCCAGACGATCAGCGACGCCGCTGACGGATTGGAGGGGCACGCGAAGAAACTCCGCGACCTTCACGCGAAGGCTTCGGCGCAGAAGGACGATGCGGCGAGAGCCGCCCTCTTCTCCGACCCGGAGTGGGTGCGTGTGCAGTTGAAACTGTTGGAACTGGCTACCGTCTAATCTACCCGCCCTTAGTGGGCAACTATCCCGAAGTCGTACCGCAAGGCACGGCTTTTTCGTGTGCTAGACAGGAGAACTCACATGGTTGATGTCATCAGCCCCAATGATCGCCTCAATGCGATCCTCACCGAAGCGAACGCCCTCGCCGCCAAGGGTGTGCTCGACAAAGAATCCTCAGTTCGGATGGCCGAACTCCTGACCGAGGGCGACGGCCTCAAAGCGCAGATCGCCCAGCGCGGCGCGCTCGACAGTCTGACGGGCTTCGCCGCGCAATCGGCGGGCATGATGCAGTTGGCTGCCCCCGGCGCGGCGGTCGTGCAGACGATCACCCCGGCCGGTGCGACGACTGCCTTCACGCACCGCGAGACGGGCGCCCTGCGCATTGCCGAAGAGTACGGCGAGGGCATCTATGACCCGCATGTCGGCGCGGTGATCGGCACGAAGGAATACCAGCAAGCGTTCCGCGCCTATCTGCGCACCCCGGTCGGTGGCCGCACCGCTGATGCCGCGATCCGAACATTGCAGGAGGGCGCGGACACGAGCGGCGGCTTCCTGGTGCCGGAAGATTTCATGGCGAAGATCATCGCCAAGGAGCCGACGCCGACCCGCGTCTACGGGCGCGTCACGCACCTGACGACCTCGCGCGACGCGCTGGTCATCCCGCGCCTGAACTACAGCGCGGATGACCTCTACACGTCCGGGATGCGCGTCTCGTGGACGGGCGAGGTTCCGGCCAGCGCGACGACTGCCCGCGTCACCGATCCGGTTTGGGGGCAATCCCGCATCCCGGTCTATACCGCCATGATGAGCATCCCGCTCACGAACGACATGATCGAGGATTCCGCCTTCCCGCTGGTGTCGTACATCTCCGATAAGTTCTCGGAAACCATCGACCTCCTGCGCGACAACATGATCCTCAACGGCACCGGACAGGGCCAACCGGCGGGCATCCTGCTCGCTCCCGGCACGACGGGCAACCCCGCCATCGTATTGTCCGGCAGCGCGGGCACCATCGGCACGGACGGCAAGGCGATCATCAAAACGGCGATGTCCCTGCCCGAGCAGTACGACAACAACGCCTGTTGGGTGATGAACAAGACGAACACCGGCAATGCCGTCGCGCAACTGGTGGACGGACAGGGCCGTTTCCTCTGGGGCTTGGGCTATCAGGCGAGCGGTCTCGCGCAGGATTACATGAACACGCCGCTGGTCGGCAGTCCGGTGATCTTCTCCGGCTTTATGCCGAACATCGGCGCGGCGAACTACCCGATGATCTACGGCGACCTCAGCGGCTACTACATGGTCAATCGCATCGGCTTCTCGGTGCAGATTCTCCGCGAACTCTACGCTGAGACGAACCAAATCCTCATCCTCGGTCGCATCCGCTTCGGCGGCCAGGTGGCAGAGGCATGGAAGATGCTGGCGATGAAAAGCAATAACTCCTAACCCCCAATGAACGGTAGTCGTACCGCCCGGTCACATTGGCCGGGCCGCTCAGATAAGGAGCAACACAGTGAGCAATTACCATACGATTTGGGATAGCGTGGTCGCCAAGACCTCCTTCGACGGCCCGCTGACGAACGCGACGCAGAACGGCACGGGCGTCGATACGCGTGGCTTCCGGCGTGCCGCCCTCTATGCGCACCTCTTCACGGGCACGGCAACGACGGCGCAGATCACCATCTCGGACTCGCCCGACAATAGCACCTTCACGGTTGTGACGGGCGGCACCGATCCCGCCGTGGCGATTGTCGCCTCCACCGCCGATGCCGACCCGTACCTCGTCAACATCGACCTCGCCAAGCGGCAGCGGTACATCCGCGTCAATGTCGTCGGCACGGGTACGGCGGGGAACGCCGCCGTCGGGTTCCTGCTCTATGAGCCACTCATGGCGGCCGTTAGTAACACAAACACGGTGCTGTCGCTCTAGACGTAGATGATGGGGGTCACGCGGCCCCCGCTCGTTCCATGCACGAAAGGGGTCTGACGATGACCGACCACGATGCACGCGACACGACCGAACAGGACGCGATTCTCGCCGAGGCAAAGAAACTGGACGACGCCGCGCGCAAGAAGAACGAGTCGGACGAGCACGATGCGCGTGTCCGGGCCGCTCGCACCGTCTTTGCCGAGGGCGAAGTCGGGCCCGATGGCACGGCAGCGCGGCGGCTGGCGCATCCCGGCGAAGTGACGGACGCCCTCGGCAACCCCGACCCCTTCGGCACGCACGTCAACCGGGGGACCGCGTTCGATCCGATCATCGTGCCGATTGCCGACCTCGCGCCCTCCGAGGCGCACAATCTCGGCCTGCCGACCGGGCAACGTGCCCCGGTGAGCACGGATGATGGTCCCGCCGCGCCGGATGATGTGCGGGACGATGCGCCGGTGGCGAAAGCGCCCGCGAAGAAGTAGCACCGTGGGGAGCGGCAGCACGGCGAGATGACGTGCTATCGGAGAGTAAGCTTCCATCCGCGACACCTCTACGGGGGTGAAAATGGCGAGTTCTAGACGAAACCGAGCGCGGATAGCCGGGGCAGGACCGGCCCGTTCCCCTTCCCTCACAAAGGAGCGTCCCGATGTCCCGCACCCTGACGGCCCTCGTGGTCACACCGGCGATTACCTACTGCACGCAGGACGGCACGCCGTATCGCGCCGACACGACCGGCATCATCCATGTCGAGGCGCGGCATGTCACGGAACTGGTGACGACCCGCGCCGTCGCCACCCTCGCCACCGCCGCCACGCTGGGCGCGACCGCGCACAAAGGCGCGCCCTTGATGCTCGTCGTCGAGGCGTAACGAAGGGAGGCGACGGATGCCGGGTTCCTACTGCGTCAACACCGACATCGCCAACTATCTCGGCCAGACCCTGACCGCCGGGCAGCAGGCGGAAGCCGACACCCTGATCCTGGCGGCCTCCGCCTACATTGATCGGGAGACCCGGCGTGGCTGGCTGGTGCCGCCGATCACTGGCGAGCGGTACGACCTACGGACGCCGACGCTCTACCTGAAGCACCACCCCATTACGAGCGTGCAGTCGATCATCACGCGCACGCAGGCCATCGGAGACACGCTCTACACCGCCATCGCGGGCGTCGATTACGAGGTCTTCGACCTCAGTCTCGGTCAGATCAACTTTTCCAGCGGCTATTCGGGACCGCGCGCGGTGGCGCTGGTCTCGTACACCCCCAATCTCCCGGTCCCGGCGGACATTTCAATGGCTTGTACACTTATTGCCGCCAATACGATGACAACGGCCATCCTGCCCGACAGCTTTGGACTTTCAAAAGTCCAGTTCGGCAGGGAGACATCGCTTGCTTTCGAGGATGGGGTGACACTGACCGTCCCGCCTCAGGCGCAGGCGATCCTCGACGGCTACCGCTTGCCGGTATGGTGACGCACAAGGGGTGATGCAGCATGTCGGTATCATCCTACGCGCGCCCGATGCGCGGCCTGATGGGGGCGCAATGCACGATCAAGCCGTACTTGGGCCTCACCGGCAACGGGACGCGCTCCTACGGGACGCAACGCACCTATCAGTGCTACGTCGATCCAACCAATCAACTGGTCGTCAACGCGCAGGGACAGCAGGTGGTCGCCTCGGTGCGGACGCACATCTACCCGGTCGCGCTGGACGGCACGGTGCTCGCGGCGATCGGTGTCGATGACGTACTGACGCTGCCGGATGGCCGGACGCCGCGCCTCTTGACGGCGGAGACGCAGTACGACCAGCGCGGGCGGATCATCCTGCACGTCGCCGTCAGTTAGGAGCCGCCATGACGCTCGATCTCACCCCCATCGCGGCGTTGCGCGCGCACTCTATCCGAGGAGTTGCCTGATGCCCCCGCAGTCCGTCGTCGTCACCCTCATCCGCAAGGGCGATGTCACCGATAACGTGCGCGCCACCCTCGCCGCGACCGAAGACGGCTACGCCCTCACCGGCCTGCCCACGGACATGTTGGAGGGGAGTGAGTTGCTGGCGGTGGTGGTGCATCTGGTGGAGAACGAGGCGGGGTATTTGCCCGAGGGGGAGGAAGCGAATGGTAAACGACCTTGAAAAGGACGCCCTAAGCGTCACCGATATGGAGGGCGTCGGTCGCGTTGTCGTTCTGCCCGACGATCATCCGGCGATCCTTCGGCGCAATGCGCGGTACGAGGCGGAAGCGCAAGCAAAGCGGGATGCCCGACGGATCGACGCGAACCATCATATCGCGGGCGACGTGCCGCGCGGGACGGTGAAGCCCTATCTCAACGGCCAACCCATCGACGATGTGACGGAATGCTACGTTGGCGAGACGGGGTGGCTCCTGCGCAATCTGCGAGATGAGAATGGTCACATTTGCCTTGTTAGCGATGGCGTGGCGCAGGAACGGATCACGGGGCATGTGGAGTTACGGGAGATTTGAGCGATGGGTATTGTGCTGCTGAAGGACGAGCATCCCGATAAAACCGTCGTGATCCCTGCCGCGCACGGCATCGAGCAGCGCGACCCCGAGCACTACCCGCTGCCGCCCGGCACACCCGTCGATCTCGTGCGCGTCGTCTGCGAGGAGTTGCGCGCGGAGGGGCATCACGCCGAGTACCTCGTGCGGCATGAACGCCTTGCCGATTGGGATGCCACTCGCAAGTACAACCAGCGCAGTTGGGGATGGGAAGACGACTGGCGGCCCGATCCGAAGGGGCCGATGACGCTCCGGTTCGTTAGCGGGGGCATGGACATCTCGGTGGAGATCGATGACCGCACCGTGCGCCTCGCGCCGAACCATTTCCGGGCGGGGCGGCGGGGCATGAAGTTCGTCATCCTCGGGAGGTTCTGATGGCCGATGACTTCGAGGCGCAAGTCGCCGCCGCAGTCGCGAAGATGGAGGCCGATCTCGCTGCTGCGATGTACGCCGCCGTCGATCAGGTCGTCAAGCCGCGCGCCCTCGAACTGATCCCCCGTGAGACCGAGACCGCCGCCAATAGCGTACAGGTCTTCGGGCCGACGCCAACGGCGGGCGGCGTCGAGGTCGTCATCAGTTTCGGGCGCGACGACGACAGTAACCCGAAGTCGCACACACCGAGCAACAGCTATATCGTCCCGCTGCACGAGCGGATGGACATCGCGCATCCGGGAGGCGGCGAGGCCAAGTTCCTCGAGAACGCCGTGACCGAGATTGCCCCCGCGTTCGGCGGCGAGATGCAGATACGATCTACCAGCGGGAAGGGCGGATGAACGATGGTCGATAGTCTCATCATCCCCGGCCGCACGCGCCCGCAGCCCAAGCGGGAGCCGATCACGCCGGAGAATGGCCGCATCGCGATGTTCGCCCTCGCCTTGACCCGTTCGGTGGGCGAGGCCGATCCGTACTTCTGCGACGGCAACGACAACGGGCGCATCAAATGCTTCTTCTGCGGCGAACTGGCGGGCAATGCGCACCTTCCGGCGTGCGGCCACGCGACGGCTGCCCGGCTGGTGGAGCGGGGCGAGCTCACCGAGGAGTGACCGATGCTACTCGAAGACATCGCCACCTTCCTCGCGGGGAACGGCTTCGGCATCTTCAACCTGACGCCGAACAGCATCGACAGCACGATCTTCGTCGGCGCGATCCCGCCCGCACCCTCCACGATGATCGCGCTGGAGGAGTATCCCGGCATCCGGGATCCGCGCGCATGGACATTGGACGGCAGTGTACTGCCGCAATGGGAACTGCCGCGCTTCCACCTGACGGTGCGCGGGGAGCCGAACGATTATCTGACGCCACGCACGACGGCGGAGAAGATTTATCAACTCTTCCTGCGGACGGTGGATCGGCCCCTCTTCGGCGCGACGCAGTACAACCGCATCACGCCGCTCGGCACGATCTACCCAATGCCCCTGAATAGCGACCCGAATAACTGCCGACTGTTCACCTTCAACTGTGAAGTGATGAAGGGCATCAGCACAACCGTCCGATGTTCCGCGTCCTCGAATCGCCCTCGCACACCTTCTCGAATGAGCAGGACGCGGTGGCGTTCGTCACGTCGATGCGGTTCACCCGCAATCTGAACGAAAGCGCGTAGGAAGGCAAAGGCTGGTGATGCGGTGACAGACAAGGAACTCTGGCACGCGATCCGCCGCGCCCTCCTCCTGGTGATCGCCGCGATCGAAAAACGCTGGCCAGTCTGAGGCCAGGCAATTGAGCACCCCTGAACGCCGCGCCGGTTCGTCCGGCCCCGCCCACGGGATGAGAGCCGCGCGAGTGTCGCCCCGCTCTTTTGTGAATTCATCACAAAGGAGCAGCACCAATGGCAGGGCAAATCCTTATTGCGGGCGGGACATTCGCGATTTCGGACGGCTCGACGACGGTCAACGCCAGCGCCGTCGAGACGCTGACGATGACCGGTGTGCCGACCAGCGGCACGACGACGGGCAGCTACGCGGGCGGCTTGCAGGGGACCGACACGCAGACGGCAACCTTCCAGTACAACACGACCGCCACGCAGTTGCAGACGATCCTCAACGGCCTCGCCAATATCGGACTGAACGGCGCGGGGCTGCCGAACGCGCTGGCCGGGGGCGGCCCGTGGCCCGCAACCCCGCTGACGGTCACCTTCCAT